GCCATGGCACGAGCCAAGGCTTTGGTGTAACGAGCCGACAAGGAATCATAAAGATTGTCTTCCATGGCTTCTTCTGTAATAGCAAAGCCCATGGCAATCGTTTCATGGTTGTACCGCGCCGTGAACGATTCTTGTGCGGCGTCATACGAAATAGCGTCCCCTTCATCCTTAACCGGGGCCGCATCGAAGCCCGAAAGCTTCACTTCTTCTTCAAAAGACCTATCTGAACTTTCCGTCTCATAGATTTCGCTATGCTCCGCATCGTAGCGAGCATACTCCAATCCAAAGAGCGCGTTCAAGCCCGGAAGTAGTTCCTTGAGAAGTTGTGCGCGTGATATAGCCATTGGTCAATCTCCTATACGCCAGTGGCGTTTAAGTATGAATGATTGGAGGCTGACCCACTCGACGCCGCATTGAACTTAACAATAACGTCGGGATAGGCATCACTCGCTGTCGTACCAACTGGTGCCTTACTAGTAGGCCCATCGACAAAATCAAGGATACGAAGAGGTAACGTATTCGTCGTAGCTGGTGTACTTCCATCCAAAGCACTCTTGGATTTACCAATAGCAGTGCTACCAATCGTATAGACCACAGATGCATTAAGACCACGATCCGTGGTGTTTAATGCTTCATCGCCTTGCATCTGAAATACAACAAAGGGGTCATCTATAACATAAGCCATCGCATCAGTTGCCGTCGTAGACGCAGGCCACTGCGTGTTAAACGTCTTCTGATTTGTTGAGCTTGGCGTATAGGAACACCCCACGAAAATTCCTACTGCTGTTAGCGCGGTGGTGCCATTATCTAATTCAATCTCACCATCCGCTACTAACTTCACAAAATCACCGTTCATAATGGCGGAGCTATAACCACTACCTATCGGTAAGTGCCTCACCTTGCCCGTATATGAGCCGGAAGCACTTAGCGTACCAATTGGCCTCGCGCCATACGGTGTCGCTGTAGCAGACATAATAATTTCCTAATTAAGTTTAAGCATTTAGCGGCCTTCACCGCCGAATACCACACGAGTTTTACGATTTGGTGCAAGAACGGGCATCCGTGGATCGTTCTCACGCATATAATTGTTGTCAACGGCCTGCATCTGAGATTCGGCGTGACTTTTGTAATAGTCTCGCCTCTTGTCCACTTGTTCCTGTGGTGCCTTACAGAGCAGTAGTCCACCGACTTCAATACCACCCTTCGTACCCCATTCAGATTTATGATCACTCATAATATGAAGTTCTGGGTGATCTTCGGCACGAACTGGTTCCCAGCCTTCACGAAATTTCTTAGAAACATTCGTGTTATCAGGATTACCAATCATAGATGTTCGTATCCATCGAAAAACCCAGCCATCTTGCGGATCGGGGTCTGGAAGTAATGATGCGGGTTCCCATGGTTTATCACGAGTTTCGTTTTCACGAGTCTCAAGATCACGGGGTTCCCGTGTAGCGCGTTCTTCAGCCATTAGACCATCTCCTTCATTAACTGGGCCGCATATTGCTGAGGTGAAAGTCCCAAGCGTTTCGCGAGTCTGACTTGGGTCTCCGTCAATCTGACGGTGCGTGGTCTGGCTCCACTATTTCTAGAAGCGGACGCTACCACGGTCTTTCTTCGGGGCGGTGCGGCGTCAACAACCATCGTATTATTGGTGCGCTGGTTGCTACTACCGAATTGCGTAGGAAAAACTTCTTTCATACGAGAATCAATCAATTCATAATATTGTTCGGACTCAGGGTCAATACCTTCATCTCCAACCAACTTTTCATGTACTCCATAAGCAAAGCTTGTCATTTCCTTATCAACACCAAACCAAGAGTTACGTTCCTGCCATTCCATGGCCTTCGCATCCGGCTGAATCGGCTCTGGAATGTACTGTTGTTGCTGTGCAGCAATCTGTTGGTTCTCTGAAAGCACCTGTTGCTTCCAATTATCTATAATTTTCTGTGAAACAGCAGGTGCATAGGCTTGAGAAAGCTGTGCATTGGTCAAATGTTGCTGTGCATCGGCAATTTGGCTGGAATCACCCGATTCATGTGCTCTTTTAAAGTTTTCCTGAGCAATTACGAGTGAAGCATCTGCTTTATCCTTACTTTGCTGCGTTAAAGCGGTTTGAGAGTCCTGAACAAGCCTTAAAAGCCGCTGATTTTCGACTTGAAGGTTCTGAGTGTAGTTAACAGCCTCATTTGCAAGCCTATCCGACGATTCTTTGGCTCTACGCTCTTCGTGGTACTCCCATTTTAGCTTTTTTATGCGTTTTTGGGCACGTTGACCTAATTGTGCAAGCTCTTCATCCGATGCAGACCCGTCATCATCACTTTTTGACGCTGGAACACTCCTTTGGTCATCTTCCGGGCGGTCATCCACGACTTCAATGTCGATTTCACCGACATCAGCACTGGTTTCCGTATCAGGAGGCTCAATCGTGGTTCTAACGCCTAAAAACTTGTCTTCTTCGCTCATTCTTCCGGTTTCTTCACTCATTTTAGGCTCTTTCCACGCCTCTGGGGTCTTCCACGACCGCCTCTACAGTGTCATCGTTGATTAAACGAAACTCTCTACCATGAATTTTTAGTCTCGTACCACTGAATGCCCTAAAAACCACCCAATCACCGACTTGGCAATACGGTCCATTGGGAAATCTGTTGTAATTAGCATATGCATCCGGTCCCAGTGACATAACCCAACCCACAATAGTGGCAATAGACTCTTCATGCTGAGACTGCGCCGACTTTATGATACCACCTTCGGTGGCTTCATCAACTTCGGGGAGTGCAATTAGAAGTTTGTAGCCCTTTGGCTCCGGTAATTGCGATGCGTAGTTAGAGTCTTCTTCTTCAACATCTTTTTCTGGTAATACCATCTGGTCTAAAACTTCTTTTGCGAGTGTAGCCACTATGACCTCTCGTTGAATTGTTGCGCCCCGAACGGGCGTTGCGTCCTACTAACTAAAATTCTCTAATTCGATCTTCCAAGTCGATCACTTCCCGTTCCGCCCAAGCTAAACCTTCGATGATGCCACACATCTTGCGATACTCTTCCATATTTTTTGCTGAACCAAGGGAAAGTAGATCGGCTATTTCATTCATCTGTTGTCTTAATTTTTTTCTGAGCAATGAAAAGGGATCGTCACTCATCCTTCTTCTCCTTCTTCTCCTTCTTCTCCTCTTCTTCCGACATCTTTAGACTAAGTTTCATACCCTCAATCTCTTGTTCGGTATCAAATCTTTCCTGCTCCATAGCAAGCTTCATACCTTCAATCTCTTGTTCAGTCTCAAGCTTTTCTTGTTCCAGATTGAGCTTCACGCCGTCAATTTCCTGTTCAGCATCAAATCTCTCCTGATCTAAATTGAGTTTCATACCCTCAATTTCTTTTTCAGCATTAAACTCTTCTTGATCTAATTGAGCCTTGAGTAACATTTCCTCACGTTCTTGTGCCAAGGCCGCAGCATCCGTGCGTTCCTTCGCCGCGAGTTTCTCAAGCTCAAGTTGTTGTTTTGCCTGATCAGCTTGCTGTGTAGCCGCAAGTCTCTGTTGCTCCAACTGGGACTTGGCTTGATCAGCTTGTGCCCGACGCTGAACATCCTGCTGCCTGATCTGTAGTTCCTTATCACGCTGCTGCACAATAGGATCTTTCTGCATCTTCGCGTCTTTCTCTGCTTTAGCCTTGGCTTTCTTTTTGCCCAGCATCTGTTCAGCGGCATCGGCAACAAGTGTACTAAGTCGCTTTTCAACATCTTCGGGCAGAGGCTGGTTGGTCGGCGGAAGCGGAACGCCAAGCTCTTCTTCAATCTGATCGCGGAAGATGAATGCCAGGTGTTCGCGGATGTGTGAATCCACAGCAGCATTCATTGCTCCACCCATCTTGTTATTCTGCATCTGTTCTTTAATCTGCGGATCATTTTTGAGTACCATATGCACTTTCATGTGCGCTTCATGGTCTTGGTACTCAAACGCCTTCACAGGTTTCAATGTAAGAAGACTCTCGTTCTCACTAACCGGATCTGTAGGATTAATCTCATCCGGCATCGGAACAATCTTGTCAGCATTCGGAATGCCGATTAAATCCATCATCTCACGATGAAGAAGTGGCATGTCATACAAACCAGGCGATTGTTGTGCTAATTGCATCGCCGCTTGGTATTGCATGATCCGTTGTGCCATAGTGGACGCATTGGGGTCCGAAACAGGCACAACATCAATACGGTCATCAAAATCTTCAAGTTTGATACCCTCCCCTTCTTCGGTCTCATAAGGATAATCCGGCGATGTATAGTCACGGATCACCTCAGAAAGAATCTTATACTCCTGTTTCAAGCTGGCGTGAATTCTAGCCTGAATAGCAGACTGCACTTTCATTGCCCGTTCCATGATTGCAAGAGTGGTCCCAACGGGAGCCTCTTGATTCATATCTGCTACTTTA